CAAGAAGTATATGGTGGACATACCATAGACTCGATAGTTGAAGAAAAAAATAAATTTTCTATTTATATTAAAAAAGGTAAAGAAGTTTTGCCTTGGAAAGATTTTAATAAAAATATGGCTATAGCTGTTGAATACAATTTAGAATATTAATGCAAAGTTTATATAACTTTATAGTTAAGCCTAAAAAAGAACGTTACGATAATAAAAAATATATTGGTGATTTAGAATTACTATTGAATACAGAAATTTCAGACCATCGATATATAAGTCGTACCGCAATAGTAATAGCAGTACCTAAAGAAAATAATACCAATATAAAAGTTAATGATGAAGTTATTGTTCATCATAATATATTTAGAAGATGGTATAATCAAAAGGGCAAAGAAGTAAATACAAAAAGTTTTTATAAAGAAAACAGATATTTTGTATATCCTGATCAGATATTTTTATATAAAAGAAATAATAAGTGGTATGCTCCCAAAGAATATTGTTTTGTAAAGCCAATTGTATCTAATAATATATTATCAAATGATAAAGAAATTCCTTATAAAGGAATTGTAAAATACATAAGTAAAAACCTTGATGGTATTAATATAGAAGATTTAGTTGGTTTCAAACCCAGCAGTGAATATGAGTTCATTGTTGATGGTGAAAGATTATACAGAGTATTAACTAAATTTATAACAATTAAGTATGAACGTCAAGGAAACGAAAAAGAATATAATCCAAGCTGGGCAAAAGGCAGTTGATGAATTAATTAAAGTTGCAAAAGAGCCTATTGTTGATTCAGAAGAAGATGTAGCAGCAGATAGATTAAAAAATGCTGCAGCTACAAAAAAGCTAGCTATATTCGATGCTTTTGAAATACTTAATCGTATTGAACAAGAAAAGGCATTGATAGAGGGCACAACAGTACAAGAAAAAGATGACACCTTTAAGGGGTTTGCTGAAAGAAGATCTAAATAATGTACGAACAAACTTTATATAAGATAGTTGAGCCTGTAAAAATTAATACTATTAAAAGGCTTAATAAATCAAAAAAATGGAACTATGGCTACAATAAAGAAAATGATATTATCGTTATATCAAAAACTGGTCAAATTGGTGAAATATATCAAATCCAAAATCTTAAAATAGCATTACCACCTGCACCAAAAAATATTAGTAAAGGAAATAACAAATGGGAGGTACAAGAATACCCAAAACAATTATCAAAATTAAAAACGATATTTGATTGGAAAGATTTACCAACAGAGTTTAAAAATAAGTGGCATGTTTATATTGATAGAGAATTTACCAAACGCGATGAAGGCTATTGGTTTTACAACAAAAATAATCTTACTTATATCACTGGCGCTCATTATATGTACTTGCAGTGGACCAAGATTGATGTTGGGAAGCCAGAGTTTAGAGAAGCAAATAGATTATTCTTTATATTCTGGGAAGCTTGCAAAGCAGATACAAGATGCTACGGAATGTGCTACCTCAAAAATAGACGTAGTGGCTTTTCATTCATGGCATCATCGGAAACTGTTAACCAAGCTACTATCTCCTCGGACGCTAGATATGGTATCTTATCAAAATCCGGGGCTGATGCTAAAAAAATGTTTACCGACAAGGTTGTACCAATATCCGTCAATTATCCATTCTTCTTTAAACCAATACAAGACGGGATGGATAGACCTAAAACAGAATTGGCTTATAGAGTTCCCGCAAGTAAATTTACTAGACGTAAAATAATTGTAAATGAAAAAGTTGAAGAGCTGGCTGGCCTTGATACCACAATTGATTGGAAAAATACTGGTGATAATAGTTACGATGGTGAAAAGCTTGCGTTACTTGTACATGATGAGGCCGGCAAATGGGAAAGACCAGAAAACATATTAAACAACTGGCGTGTAACTAAAACCACATTAAGATTAGGTTCAAGAGTTATAGGTAAATGTATGATGGGTTCAACTAGTAACTCATTAGATAAAGGAGGCGAAAACTTTAAAAAACTATATAATGACTCAGACGTTACAAAAAGAAATCGCAATGGACAGACTCGCTCGGGACTATATAGTTTGTTCATACCTATGGAATGGAACTTCGAAGGATTCATTGATTCTTTTGGATTACCTGTATTCAATACGCCAGAAAAACCGATTAAAGACAATTATGGGCAATTCATCGATGTTGGGGTTATCGAGCATTGGGAAAATGAAGTTGAAGGATTAAAAGGAGATCAAGACGCATTAAATGAATTTTATAGACAGTTCCCCCGCACCGAGGAACATGCGTTTAGAGATGAAACTAAAAATAGTATATTTAATTTAGCTAAAATTTATGAACAAATTGATTATAATGAAGAAGCTAGATATAATGCTCTTGTTACTCGCGGAAGTTTTTCGTGGAAAAACGGAATGCAAGATACAAAAGTAGAGTTTACACCAAATCCAAACGGAAGATTTAATGTTAGTTGGGTGCCTCAAAAACATTTACAAAATAAAGTAATTATTAAAAATGGAATTAAATATCCTGCTAATGATCATGTTGGAGCTTTTGGTTGTGACAGTTATGATATATCCGGTACAACAGATGGTAAAGGATCTAAAGGATCTTTGCATGGCCTTACAAAGTTTAGTATGGAAGAAGTTCCTGCTAATATGTTTTTTTTAGAATATATAGCTAGGCCTCAAACAGCTGAAATATTTTTTGAAGATATATTAATGGCTTTGCATTTTTATGGTATGCCATTGCTTGCAGAAAATAATAAACCAAGATTATTATACTATTTAAAAAGAAGGGGCTACAGAGGTTATTCAATGAATAGACCTGATAAAGTTTGGAATAAATTATCTACAGCAGAAAAAGAAATAGGCGGTATACCAAACTCTAGTGAAGATATAAGGCAAGCTCATGCGGCTGCCATAGAAAGTTACATTAATGTATATGTTGGAGAAAAACCTGATGGTTTATACGGTGATATGTATTTTAATAAAACTTTAAACGATTGGGCAAAATTTGATATAAATAAAAGAACTAAATTTGATGCCGCTATAAGTTCTGGTTTAGCAATTATGGCATGTAATAAAAACAGATATGCGCCCAATACGCAAAAGCAAATAAAAAAAGAAGTAAGTTTTAGCTTTGCTAAATACAACAATAAAGGAAACATTTCAAAAATAATACAATAAATGAAATACGATACTAAAGGTATTTTTCCAAGTCAATCATTAAGCGACGTTGAGAAAGCAGATCCTAAATACGGTTTACAAGTTGGTAAAGCTATAGAGTCCGAATGGTTTAAAAAAGATGCCGGTAATACGCGCTATTTTTCAAACAGAGATAATTTTCATAGATTAAAATTATACGCAAGAGGAGAGCAAAGTATACAAAAATACAAAGATGAATTATCAATAAATGGCGACTTAAGTTATTTAAATTTAGATTGGAAACCAGTTCCTATTATACCTAAATTTGTTGATATAGTAGTAAACGGAATTGGAGAAAGATTATATGATGTTAAATGTTATTCAGTAGATGAAGCTAGTAGCAAAGAAAGAACTACTTATGTAAAAGATATATTATTAGAAATGGAAAATCAACAGATTTTTAATGCTGTTGAACAACAATTAGGTATTAAAGCTTTTAAAAACGATAAAAATAATTTACCAGCTAATAATCAAGAATTAGAATTACATATGCAGCTTGATTATAAACAAGCTATAGAAATTGCTGAAGAACAAGCTATAAATAATATATTAGATTTAAATAAATATCATTTATTAAAGAAAAGGTTAGATTATGATATAGTTGTATTGGGTATTGCTTGTGTTAAAAATAGTTTTAATACAGCTGAAGGTATTAAATTAGAATATGTTGATCCAGCTGATATTGTTTATTCATATACAGAATCACCTTATTTTGATGATTTATATTATGTGGGGGAAGTTAAAAAAATAAATTTTGTTGAATTAAAAAAACAATTTCCTTATTTAACTAATGAAGATATAAAAGAAATACAAGACGCTGGCGCTAATAATTCTAAACTATATAACTATAGTCAAAAAATTGAAGATAATGATAAAGATTATGTTGATGTTTTATATTTTGAATATAAAACTTTTGAAAATCAAGTTTACAAAATAAAAGAAACCGCAACAGGAGCTGAAAAAGCAATAGAAAAAACAGATCAATTTAATCCTCCTAAAGACGCTGAAGCAAGATTTAAAAAAGTTAATAGAGCAATAGAATGTTTATATGAAGGTGTTAAAATTGTAGGAAGAGATAAGTTGTTAAAATGGAATAAGGCTGTAAACATGACAAGGCCCAAGTCAGATATTACAAAAGTACAAATGAGCTACAATATAGTTGCACCAAGAATTTACAAAGGTAAAGCTGAATCATTAGTTAGCAGAATGACCACGTTTGCTGACATGATACAATTAACTCATTTAAAATTACAACAAGTGCTTTCTAGATTAGTTCCAGATGGAGTTTATTTAGATGCTGATGGTTTAGCTGAAATTGATTTAGGTAATGGCACAAATTATAATCCACAAGAAGCTTTAAATATGTATTTTCAAACGGGTTCTGTTATTGGTAGATCTATGACTCAGGATGGTGATTTTAACGGTGCAGCAAGAATGCCTATACAAGAATTACGTGCAAGTGGCGGTAATCAGAAAATAGCTGCTTTAATACAATCATATAATTATTATTTGCAAATGATGCGTGATGTTACAGGGTTGAATGAAGCAAGAGATGGAAGCAAGCCTGATCCTAATGCTCTAGTAGGATTACAAAAAATAGCAGCAGCAAATAGTAACACAGCTACACGCCATGTGCTACAAGCTGGTTTATATTTAACGCTAAAAACAGCAGAAGCTGTATCTTTAAGAATATCTGATGTTTTAGAATTTAGTAACACTAAAAATTCTTTAATGGAATCCATAGGTCAATTTAATACGATGGCTTTATCAGAAATATCTGAGTTACATTTACATGACTTTGGTATATTTATTGAATTAATGCCAGACGAAGAGCAAAAACAAATTTTAGAAAATAATATACAAATGGCACTTCAACAACAACAAATAAATTTAGAAGATGCTATTGATGTGCGTGAAGTTAAAAATTTAAAATTAGCTAATCAATTATTAAAATTAAAAAGAAGAAAAAAGTTTGAGCAAGATAGAATAATACAACAACAAAATATACAAGCTCAAGCAAATTCTAACGCACAATCTTCTCAGGCTGCAGCCGCTGCTGAAATACAAAAACAACAAGGTATTGCTGAAAGTAAAGTACAACTTGCACAAGCACAAAGTGGGTTTGATGTACAAAAAATGGAAAAAGAGGCTGCAATTAAAAAAGAATTAATGCAATATGAGTTTGAATTAAACATGCAGCTTAAAGAAAAAGAAATGCAGGTAATTACAAATAGAGAGAGTAATAAAGAAGATAGAAAAGATAAAAGAACTAAAATACAGGCGTCTCAACAGAGTGAACTGATAGACCAGCGAAAAACTGGTAAACCACCTAAAAACTTTGAATCCGCAGGTATGGATAACTTAGGTGGCTTTGGTTTAGAGCAATTTGAACCAAGATAAATTTTTAAATAATTATATAATATTTTATTATGGCAGAAAAAATAGAAGCTAAAGTTTTAGATACTGAAGAAGTGTCTTTACAACAAAAAGAAAAAGAAGTACAAAAAAACGCTGGTGTTAAACTTGAAGACGGCGTTTATAAAGTTGATTTAACAAAAATAAATAAAGAAAATGCCGTTCAAGAGTCGAGCACAAATGACAGCAATGCTGTTGTCGAACAATCCGAAAACAGTAGCGACAGCCAAGAAGTGGCTGAAGAAGTACGGGAAACCAAAAAAGAAGAAGTAGAATCACCTATAGTAGAAGAAATAACCGATGAAACAAATAACCCTAACGAGGCAGGAGTGGCTGGAAGCCCTGAAACTGCCAACCCCACACCGCAACAAGAAGAAGTATTACAGGAAGGTGAAGCACAAGAACAAATAAAACTACCAGAAAACATTACAAGCCTAGTGGATTTTATGAATGAAACTGGTGGTAGTATAGAAGATTATGTTAGATTAAGCGCAGATTATGCTGACGCTGATCAAAAAACATTATTAAGAGAATATTACAAACAAACAAAACCTCATTTAAATGATGATGAGGTATCTTTTCTTATGGAATCTGATTTTTCTTGGGATGAAGAAACTGAAGAACCAAAAGATATAAAGAAAAAGCAAATTGCTTTGAAAGAAGAGGTTGCAAAAGCAAAAAACTTTTTGACAGGATTAAAAGATCAATACTACAAAGAGGTCAAGTTGGGCTCTAAGTTATTACCTGAACAACAAAAAGCTATTGAATTTTTCAACCGCTACAATGAAGAGCAAAAATCAAATCAAGAGTTATTAGAAAAACAAGCAACGCATTTTAACAATGAAACTCAAAAAGTTTTTAATACTGAATTTAAAGGTTTTAATTTCAAAGTTGGGGACAAAAAATTTAGGTTTAATGTTAAAGATGTTAATAAAGTAAAAGAAACTCAAGCAGATTTATTAAATGTTTTTGATAAATATGTCAATAAAGATAATAATCTTTTAAATGACGCTGCTGGTTATCATAAAGCTTTATTTGCTGCTGGTAACGCTGACGAAATAGCAAATCATTTTTATGAGCAAGGCAAAGCAGATGCCATTAAAGAAACTATGGCAAACGCTAAAAATATAAACATGGACCCACGCAAAAGCGCGGAAGGTTATGTTGATGCTGGTAGCGGAGTAAAAGTAAGAGCTGTTTCAGGTGATAATAATTCTGGTTTAAAATTAAAGTTAAAAAATTATTAAACTAAAAAAGTTAATTTAAAATGGCAAACGATAATACAATTAATGCTCCTATAGCAGGAAGTCTTGTCACCCCAGCTTATAAAAAAATGACTACTCTTGGTAGTTATTTAGATATTCAAAATGACGGTTGGGCTAAACAATACTTACCTGAATTATATGAGCAAGAAGTAACTAGATATGGAGATAGAACTATATCTGGATTTATTCAAATGATGGGTGCTGAAATGCCTATGGCTTCTGATCAAGTAATTTGGTCTGAGCAAGGTAGATTACACCTAGCATATCAAGGTACTGTTGCAACAAGCAGCGGCCTTGTAACAGCAATTAAAAACATTGATCAACCAGGACAAGCAGAAGTACACGCAGTAAGAAAAGGTGCTACTGTAGTATGTGTTGTATCAAATGTAGTTTTTAAAGGATTTGTTACAGAAGGAATTGAAGCATCTGATACTCAGTTAAAAATCAAACCTTACGCTGGAACAAATATGGACAACCTATCTGGAATAGCAGACACATCAACAACAATTAAGTTTTTTGTTTATGGTTCTGAATTCGGAAAAGGAACTGATAAAATGGAAGGTTCTATTGAGCCCCAATTTAAAACTTTTACAAATAACCCTTTAATCATTAAAGATCACTTTGAAATCAATGGTTCTGACACTGCTCAAATCGGTTGGATCGAAGTATCTGGGGAATCTGGAAATAGCGGGTACTTATGGTACTTAAAATCAGAAGGAGACACTAGAGCAAGATTTAATGACTATTTGGAAATGGTAATGGTTGAAGCAGAAAAAGCTGCATCAGACGCAAGTGCTGGTGTACCTGCTGGTTCTGAAGGTTTATTAGCCGCTATTGGTTCAAGAGGTATGGTAGCAACAAATCAATTCAACGACTCAACAGGTGGGTTAGGTGAATTTGATGAAATTCTTACTGAACTAGACAAACAAGGTGCTATTGAAGAAAACATGCTTTTCTTAGATAGAGGTGCAAATCTTATTTTTGATGACATGCTAGCTGGTATATCTGCAGGATCTGCGGGTGGTACTGCTTATGGTGTTTTTGAAAACTCAGAAGATATGGCTTTAAACCTTGGGTTTAGAGGTTTCAGAAGAGGCTCATATGACTTTTATAAAACTGACTGGAAATATTTAAACAATCCTTCTACAAGAGGATTAGTTGGTGGATTAAAAGGATTATTAGTTCCTGCTGGTACAACTTCAGTATACGATCAAGGATTAGGTAATGCTGTTAGAAGACCTTTCTTACATGTAAGATATAGAGCTTCTCAGGCTGATGATAGAAAACTAAAAACTTGGGTAACAGGTTCAGTAGGTGGCGGAACATCTTCTGGCTTTGACAAGATGGAAGTTCACTATCTATCAGAAAGATGTTTAGTAGTACAAGCTGCAAACAACTTCATTAGATTTGATTCTTAATATCAATTAAAGGTATGGGTGCTTCGGCGCCCAGCCTTTATTTTTAATTTTTATTATATTATATTATGGAAAAAACAAAACAAGAAAAAGTTGTTGAACCAAAAGTTGTTCAACAAGTAGAAAAACCTAAAAAAGTTTCTACAACAAAAAAAATCAAACCAGTTTATAAGGATAAGCTTTATAACTTAAGCACTAATATGAAACCTATTGCATTTAAAATTAAAAGCAGGGGTATAATGTGGTTTGATGAAGAAAAAGGATATGAAAGAGAAATTAAATATTGTGAAAACCAAAAAACAGTATTTGTAGATGAAATGGAAGGCCCTCAAAGACTAGCTCATATTACTTTTAGAGATGGCATACTTTATGTGCCAAAAGAAAAACAAACATTACAAAAATTTCTTGCAATTCATCCAGATAATGGAAGATATTTTGTAGAAGAAGACCTTGTAAAAGAAGCGGAAGACGATTTAGATTATTTACATTTAGAAGTAACAGCATTAAATACTGCAATGGATTTAGATATTGACATAGCAGAAGCTATTTTAAGAGCTGAGGTTGGTTCTAAGGTATCTCAGATGACTTCTAAGGAGCTTAAAAGAGATTTATTAGTGTTTGCTAGAAGTAATCCCGCTTTATTCTTAGAATTAGCGCAAGACGATAACCTTAATATTAGAAATATTGGCATAAAAGCTGTAGAAAATGGAATTATTAAGTTATCTAACGATCAAAGAACTTTTGTATGGGGTGCTAATGATAGAAAATTAATGACAGTTCCTTTTGATGAAAATCCATATTCAGCATTAGCTGCGTGGTTTAAAACAGATGAAGGTATTGAAGTTTATAAAAGCGTAGAAAAAAAACTAAAATAAAGCTTATAGTGGTTGAGCCGCTATATGCGGCTTAATCATTATATAAAAAAAAATTATGGCTATAAGTGTTGATAAAATCTATAAAACCGTACTTACTATATTAAATAGAGAGCAAAGAGGACAATTGCGTCCTGGCCAATTTAATAGATTAGCACAGCAAGCTCAAATGGAGCTTTTAGAAAAAGCTTATTATGATTATAGTAGATCATTAAATAAAAGAATTAATGCCGGTGAAGATAATGATTATGGCAACATGCCTAAAAATTTAAAAGAAAAACTAGACGTATTTTCTAAAGAAGCTGAATTGCATATTCCAGCTGGAAAAAATGCAGTAAAGCCCGGTATCGAAGTTAAATCAAGATCAGGTATTAGTTTACCATCACAAGTTACAGCTGGAACATATTCAAATTTAGCCACCACATCAAACGGCAGCGGAAGTGGATTAACAGTTACTGTAGTAGCAACAACAAATACTTTTTCAACTATAACAATAATAAATGGCGGAAGTGGATATGCTACAGGCGATGTAATTACTATTCCACAAGCTTCTATGACAGGAGCAAATGCTAATTGTACTTTTCCTTTATTAGCTACAGATTTAAATACTCACGGCTTCACAATATTACCAACAGATTTATATAGAATATCAAATATATCAAGAGTTAATAGGTCAATAAATCTAGAAAAGTTACATAAATCTGAATTTACATATGTTAATTCTTCAAAATTAACAACTCCTTCTTCAACATACCCTGTATATTATAGAGACATAAATGGTATTAAAATTAGCCCGTCAACTTTAGCGGAAGAATATGTTACAATAGATTATGTAAAAACACCCGCTGCTCCTCAATGGAACGCTAGCTCTACTACCGGGCCTCATGGATCTATAGTTATAGATGACGCAACAAGTGTAAATTTTGAATTACATCCTTCAGATGAAACAAATTTAGTAATAAGAATTCTTTCTTATGTTGGTGTAGTAATAAAAGATCCACTTATTATTCAAAAAATACAACAAGAAGAACAAACTAATTTTCAAAAAGAAAATATATAATAAATGGGACTACTAACTAAAACAGCAGAATCGTACTATAATCAGTCACAGAGTTTTACAGGCAATGGAACTTTAACAGAGTTTACATTAACTAATGCGTCCTTTCCAACTTTACCAACAGCTAAATCACAAATAAAAATAACTATAAGTGGCAAAGAAATAAATAGCGCTAATTATAATTATCCTAAAGCTGGTACTACAAGCACAGTGCAATTTATTTCAAATACTAATAATACTGATTTATTAGAATCGGACGGTAGAGTTAAAGATCTTTTAAAAATAATTGTATCAGAATCTATTCCTGCAGAAAAGTTTGGAAATTATAGATATATATCAATGAATGATTTAATAAACAACTATATGGTTGCTTATGTTGGAGACGGCAAGCTTATAAGTAATGTAAGAAAATCAGAAGTTTTATTTCATGCTAAAAGAGGCATACAGGAGTTTAGCTATGATATGTCTAGAGTTGAAAAAATACAAGAAATAGAAGTTGGGCCTAGCTTATCAATACCTATGCCTCAGGACTATATTAATTATGTTAGAATATCTTCTGTAGATGATGCGGGTATAGAGCATATTATATATCCTGCTTCTATAACATCAGGCCCTTCTGAATCTCCTTTACAAGATAATGATTACAACTATATATTCGGTGCTGATGGTTCTTTATTATCAGGTACGCCTGAAATATCTCAAAGATTTGAAGACTTTGATATAAGTAAATTACTTTCAAACAATAAAGACTCTAGTGTAACTTATGATTCTGATCGTGATTCAGAAACAGTAATTACTCCTGGTGGTAGATACGGGTTAGACCCTGAATATTCACATGAAAATGGTCTTTTTGTTATTGATGAATTAAATGGCAAAATTAGTTTTTCAAGTGATATATCCGGAAGAATTATTACATTAAAATATATTTCAGATGGATTAGGAACTGACGACGAAATGAAAATTCATAAATATGCCGAAGATGCAATGTATAAATATATAACTCATGCTTTAGCAAGTACGAGAGCAAGTTTTCCTGAATTTATAATAAATAGATTTAGAAAAGAAAGAAGAGCCGCTATGAGAAATGCTAAGTTAAGATTATCAAATATAAAAATTGGTGAGTTAGCTCAGATTATGAGGGGTAAATCTAAACATATTAAACATTAACAAATGCCAAAACAAACTACTAGTTTCATAAAGGGTAAAATGAATAAAGACCTTGACCCCAGGATAATACCTGTTGGAGAGTATTTAGATGCTGAAAATATAATGGTAGGGCAATCTGAAACTAGTGATGTTGGTAGTGTTGAAGCATTAAAAGATAATCTTAAACTAACATCTGGCACTGTAGCCACTGAAGATTATGGTTACGTAATAGGTTATTGTTTAGACTCAGAAAATGATAAAGTATATTATTTTGTAACTAAATTTAATAGCCAAGGCGGTTCTGCTAAACCTGAGTCTTCAGATAAATCTGCTATTATTCAATTTAATTTTTTTAATAACTCTACAACTATTCTTATTGAATCTAAATATCTTAATTTTGATAAATTTTTTCCTATAACAGGTTGTAATGTTATTAATGATTATTTATATTTTACAGATAATAGAAATCAACCAAGAGTTTTTAATGTAAATGATGCTGGCTCTTATTCAACATCTAGTATATTAGAAGATCAGCTTAGCGTAGCAAAATACGCTCCTTTTTGTGCACCTAAATTATTACAACCTAAATATGTATTATTAGTTAATGGTGCGGTTGGTGCAAAGGCTATAGTAAACGGCGCAGTAAATAATAGTGCTAATGTTGCTGTTGATGGCAATATAGCAGGAACTACTATTGCTGTAGGTATGAGAGTAACGGGTACTGGTATAACTGGAACAGTAACAGTTAATACAGTAACTAGCCAATCGGCCATAGTATTATCTACAGCTGTAACCTTAGCTGACAATACTATATTAACATTTGCATCAACAACTGTAACCATAACAACTGCTAATGCGGCTTTACAAACAGAAATTGGTAATGGTGTAAAATTTAAAGTGTTAGATGGAGACAAAATATCTTTTCAGGATGTTTCGCATATTGGAACACCTGGTCAAGACCCACCGCATCCATTTGAAACAAATACTCAAACCTTTCCAGATGACATTGCCGTATCAAGTTTAAGCGGTACTACATTAACTTTAAATAAACCAGTTACTATATCCGATGGTACTAAATTAACATTGCTTTGTTGCTCAATGGTTGACAACTCAGCCAATGATTCTGCAATAGATACAGAATTTTTAAAAGAAAAATTTGTAAAATTTTCTTATAGATTTAAATTTAAAGATAATACATACTCATTAATGGCTCCTTTTAGCCAAACTGCATTTATTCCAGCTATTGATACTTTTACTGCCCAATTACAAGAAGACGCCTACGAACAAGCCGAGGTGCTTACTTTTATAAATTCAATAAATCAATTAGAATTAAAAATTGACTTACCATTTGAAAATCCTATTATTACTTTACATATAAAAGAAGTTGAAATATTAATTAAAGAATCTGATACAGTTGCCGTAAAAGTAGTTGATAGTATAAAAGTTGATCAGACCAGCATAGCTAGCATGAAACAAACAATGGGTACGGGAGCAAATTTAACTCCTGTAACATTTGGAAAAGTTGGAACAACAAAATTACAAGCATATATACATAACATATTTAAAAGACGACATGAAATGTATTATGTGTATAGATCAGAAGATCCATATAAAGTTTTACCAGAAAATCAAACAACTAGAGTTTTTGATAATGTGCCTAATAAAGCTTTAGCACAAGAATTAGTAAGTAACAGAATTGTTTATGGAAATTTTATAGAAGGAAAAGAAATACCTACAAATTTAGATTTTAAATTAACTGTAGGAAATAAAACAGAAGATGATGAGTTTACATATGGTGAATACAAAAGACATACTTTAAAACAAAATAGAACATATTCTGTTGGTTTAGTTTTAGCTGATAGGTACGGAAGACAGTCGCCTGTTTTATTATCAAAAAAACATTCATCATCTATTTTAAATAAAAGAGCAGAATTAGGTTCAGAAGTTGGTAAATGTTTGAAAGTAATATTTAATGAAAAAATTACTACAAATCTTTATGATACTGAAACCAATCCTTTAGGTTGGTATTCTTATAGAATAGTTGTTAAACAAAAACAACAAGATTATTATAATGTATATACTCCTGGCGCAACAATTTACGATAGACCTACAGATGGAGATGGTTATAGTTACTTTGCGCTTTTTGGTGATAATATAAATAAAATACCTAGAGATGAAATAACAGAGGGCGCGGCTAATATTGCTATGAATTTAGCAACTAGTAGTGTAAACTTAGATGATATTGTTGAAAACGGAGATGACGCTTTGCAAACAGGTGGTAGAAGTGTAATTGCTATTGCAACATTAGATGATTTTTTAGACCCGGAAGATAATGCAAAAAAAGCAGACCAGGCTGCATTTTATGATGAAACTAAAGATTACCTACATGTGCAAACCGTTGGTAATTATGGTAAAAGTGCTGATAATAGCGGTAGTTTAGTTAATAATTCTAGCATTAAAGGACTTGCTGTATTTGAAACACAACCTTTTATATCTAAACTAGATATATTTTTTGAAACATCAACTTGTGGTTTAATATCTGATTTAAATAATAAAATTGATGAAGGTTTAAGCGGTGGTGTTGCTGCTGATCTTAAATTACGTGATTTAGCCACAGGTAATACTGATAAAAACGATTTTAATGAAAGTGTAACAAACGGAACTGAAATACTTAGATTAAGAGCATTTGACGCTGATGGCGTTGAACTAACAGTTGGCGGCAATGATTTAACTATAGCTATTAATTCAGTAACGTGTAATAATTTAATATCTCGTAACGACCAGAGTGATTTAAAAAATTCTTTTACAGTAGTAGATGATAGTGGTATATTAAAATTAGAAGTATCGCATGCGCAAGAATTTTTACCAATTCCTGAAAATACATATAATATAGAATTTCAAGTAACAACTACCGATGGAACCGCTACATTTGAAAAAACAATAGAAGTAAAAAATGTTGTTCCAACCTTAGCTTTTTCAGCCGGTAACACAGGCAACTGTGTAAGTTATACCGCTAATACAACAGGGTTTTTAACTAAAGTAAATGTAGCACCTAGAAAAATAGAAGCTAGAAACGGTAGTGGTGATACATCTCATGATGAAACTAATTTGGCCGGTACGGCAACATCAATTTTTCATTATGAGAAAGTAAGTGGCGATTCAAGAGTACAGGTTGATAGAGATGGTACAATAAGTTTATCATCAGGCATTGGAGCAAGTGAAACAGGATTATCATTCGTTTTAAAAGTAACAGATATAGGGGGCGACGACGGTGCTGGTAATTTTACAGCCACTCTTACAGTTCCTTTATGTATTGTTGCTGCTGATAGCATAAATGTAGCTAATAGTACTTGTTCAACTCCTAAGTTTAATTATTATGATAGATGTTATGGCTATTCACAACAAGGTGGAGAGGATCCCGGCGATTTATATAAAGAACATTTTATACCATCTACATTAACATATTGTTCAGAAACTGGTTCTTGTAATACTGATCATGAAGATATATTAAGCAACCATGTTACCGTTGATACTACACAAGGCGGCACTACTACTACAAATTGGCGTAATAACCAAAGATTTAAACAAATATTTTTAGGTGGTAAAGCTTTAGTAAATGGCGCTATTACAAGCGGTGGTAACAGTAATAGTTCTCCGTTAAATGTAAATGGCCTTTCTACTGGTCTTGTTCTTTCGGTTGATATGAAAGTTGCAGGTACTGGGATACCAGCTAATACAAAAATAACAGCGGTTAATAGCCAAACACAAGTAATATTAAATAACGCGGTAACTGTTGCTGATAATGCTACATTAATTTTTGAAGAAAAAGATCCTATTTTAGGTAAAGTAGGAACATCTACTGAAACTTTTCAAGGACCGCACGATCACGATAATGACCCTAGCACACCTAATAGAAGCGCTACGGGACTTCTTAACTATTTTATTAGAGTTGCCCCACATGATGACGATACTCCAGGATTTGCAGGGTTTAAAGGTGCTAGTGATAGTAATTTTATTGTAGATATAGGTGGAGTAACTTATGAATATATAATAGGTGTTAGCGCACACAGTGGATTAGAAGCTGACCCTGATAATGCGTTTCCAGGCGTTAGAAAGCTTATAAGAAGAAGCACAATAAACGGTATAACAAATACTAAATTTACAGGAACAGTAACTTAATATAATATGGCAACAACATTAGATATAGCTTATTTTAATTCCTTTTATATAAAAAGTTCTTCAGGTTCACAAGAGTGGCACGTTGAAGAAAGTCGTATTAAAGGAGGTTTTAACGAAGTCGGGTTAGATTTAGGTGTTAAAGCTTATGCAACTAATGAAGAGTATGCTGTAGAGCATAGAAAAAATGCTATGATATATTCTGGTATAATTAATTCTAGAACTGGCTTGAATGAAACTAATCAGTTTAATATGGCTTTACCTATTACTAAAGCGGTTAATTCGGCTAATGGAAGTATTCAAAAATTACATGCAGAAGAAACCAACTTACTTATATTACAGGAAGATAAAGTGAGTAAAGCGTTAATTGATAAAGACGCTATATTTAGTGCTGAGGGCGGCGGGACTGTAACATCAAGCAATCTAGTTATAGGACAAATTGTTCCTTTTGCTGGTAAATATGGTATAAGTAAAAACCCTGAAAGTTTTGCCGTTGATGGTACAAGAAAATATTTTTCAGATAAAAATAGAGGTGTAATATTAAGATTATCAAGAGATGGGTTAACACCTATATCAGATTTTGGTATGCGAGATTTTTTTAGAGATAAGCTAAGAATATCACAAAGAATTGTAGGTATGTATGATACACATCATAATTTATACTATATTTCTTTACAAGGTACTAAAATTATGAATCCTAAAAGTGATTCAACTGGATTTTTTGAAACTATTAGTTTTAGTGATCCATTAAATGCTTGGACAAGTAGGCATACATTTAGGCCATTTTGGGGATTTAGTCATGAAAATCATTTCTATACATTTTATTTAGATAATCTTTATAGACAATATTCAGGAAACGGATTTTCAAGTCAATACGGAGATGGTGAAAAAACACCTCCAAGCATTACATTTTCAGTAAATCAAAATTCTGCTTCTGAAAATTATTTTTATGCAATAGATTATGAAGGTGATCCTACATGGAGTGTTAAAGATATAAAAACTAATACTGAGCCTAGTGGTGATCTATTTGCAGATAAAGCTAAAGATATAGCCTCATTTGAGCAACAAACTGATTCTATGGATGCTTATATAGATCCTGCTATATTTTATAAAAAAGGTTTACAATATTGTGCTGCATTACAAAATGATTTATTTGTAAAAAAAGATGAATTATTAATTAATGAATCGTTAGTTGAAGGCTTAGATGTAACAGGTTTAAAGGGAAATTATTTACAAATGACTTTTTTCATTGAAGAAGACAGTGAAAAACAACCTGGTTATGGTAATAGTAGAGCTGAATTAGCCAATGTAAAAACAGAGTTCAATCCTCTATAAAATGCGTAATAATATAAATATAAATAAAAAACGAATATGAGCTTACAATTATTAGGTTTGGGCTTGAGCTTTTTTGGAGGCCTTATGCAATCAAAAAGAGCTAAACAAGCACAACAAGATGCTTTAAGCCAACAAAGGGCTTTAGAAAAACAAATTTCTGATCTTGAAGGTTCAAGACAAGATGTTATAAATCCCTA